GCAGCGAGCATTAAGTCATCGCCAAAAGTTGGAGAGAATGGTATTTCAGAATCAGGTGCACGCTCAGGTTCAGGCGCAGAGTCAGGCGCAGAGTCACCTTTAAGACGCGCCTCAAATTCTGCTTTACCCTTGTTCCAACGATCTAACGCCGCCTTGTTCTCCCTTTTAATCCTTGTTTGCCTACCAATGTTGCCAGCAGCCTTCTTAGGTATAGGCTTCGGCACAAGGTCTTCGTAAGAGCCAAAAGTAGGCAAATCTAAATCTTGTCTTATGGACGCTATGATCGCTTGCGAATCTTCTGGCAAAGAACCAAAACTAGAACCCGCTTGAGATGCGCCACCCCCGATACCCCCGCTTGCTGGAGGCGTTGTGGCTACAGGAGGGGCCACGTTTGCTTGTGGGTAAAAAGGTTGCGTGGTTCCCGGAAGATTCGCATAAGTCATACCAGCTAAGCGTTGAGGAGCTAGAGATTGTGCATATGGGCTTGATGCACCGCCTAAAAAAGATGATGTTTGACTAAACCTAGGATCTTTTGTGGCTAGTGGAGAATCAGGAAACCGTTTAAATCTAGCATCATCAGATATTATTTCAGAAGCACGCGCTCTGCTTTGCGTTTGCAAGCGGTCTATTTCTTTGCTCGACTGTGGTTTTTTTCCCATATCAGTTACTCACCTGCTTAACACTTCCATCGCCGTCTGGCCTGTCTCAGCCTAGAGTTAGGATCTTTTGCTGCTTTTGGAAACTTCTTCATTTGTCCTGCAGATCGTGCGCAAAAAGACTTTCTACGCGCTGCTCGCTTCCCTGTAGGCTTACTCTCCGTCACAGCAGTCTGGAGTTTACTACCAGGATTAGCTTTACGATACGCCTTTACACCAGCTTCTGTCATGCCAGCGCCTTGTTTTGTAGGGCGAAAGTTCTTTTTATTGCGCTTTGGCATCTTGTCACGGCGTCGTTTCTTGACCTCGCCACCGCCATTGAACTCTTCTGCGTATCGTCTAAACATCAGGAGTACCTAGTTCTCTTGCGTCGATCCGACATAACAGCACCGCAACCACGGTGATTACGGCGAACTTCACCACCATTGGCTTTTTTTACAATGGTCTTCACATTTGTTGGCTTGCCGCCCACACCTTGGGGCTTTGCACGCTTGCGCGCAACAGCACTACGCCGCTCGCCCTCAGTCATAGATTTTGCTTTTGACCTAGGCACGCACTTTGGATACTTGCGCTTTGAACCTTTTACTTTGGCACGGCCACACTTCTGGAACTTACCGTCTTTCTTCGGTGCCCCAATATCTACCCAATCACCTTTTGGGCCTTTGCCGAACCATTCTTTTAAACTCATCTGTCTATCAATCTAGCTCGTCTGGATATGAAGCCCCCGCCTCTCACGTTTCTTATTTTCTTCGCTGCAGATGGCGTACCACTGCTTTTAGGCTTCGGGCCTTTGAAGTCTTTACGTTTCTTACCAGACGGATCTTTAATCTTGCCTGCACAAATCTTGCTGGCGTAAGCGTTTGCATACGCGGACGGGTATACCTTGAACTTGCGCTTGGCTGCAGCTTTACCTCTTGGGCATAGTTTTGTCATGAACCTACACTCACTACGATTGCTCCTTTGTTTATCACCTGAACAGAACCAACCTCACCTTGTGCTTCAAGAGGATCAGTTGTGTAAGGCAGCTCCTGAGATAAACTAATCCAATTGCTCCCATCAAACACCTGTAAGGTGTTGATAGTTGTATTCCAGATTAAATCACCTGTATTGAATTTCAAAGTGTCTCTTTTCTCTCGCGTGAACTGCGGCGTAGAGTCTGGATCAAACGCATCTAAGCTCAGTTCAAGCAAGCGCACTGTTCTATTGAACGTGGTGCCGTCAACAGAAGCACCATTGTTAATGAGAGGCAGTCTGCTTTTTAACAACTTGCTCATCGTCTACCGTTGGGCTGTATATCAAGTCGAGTACCACCAACTCTGAAACCAACGCCTAGTTGCGAATCAGTGACTGCGTCATCATCAGACTCAAAGCGCACCACTGCTTGACGCCCTCTTGCTCGAGTATCGACCTTGGTGGTTGAGCTTGTGATTGCAGTAGTCTGATCGGTGGTCAGCGTACTGCCGGGGAAGTTGCGCGCTTTGACTACCACATTAATTGTTTGAGTTGAGCCTGTGCCTGTAAACTTGATGTCTGGTATGCAGCGGCGAATGAACTGAAACTCCTCACCATCGCCAATATCAAAGTCAGCAGATTCGATGAACACGTTAGTCATTGGACTGCCATCATCATCGTGACCTGTCTCGTGTTGAAACAAATAATTTGTGGAGCTTGATTTACCTGCTGCTCTTGGAAAAGCAACGATGCCTTCATCAAGCCATGCAGTTCTAGATAGCTGCCCAATGTTCCATGTTTGTTCTTCGTAGTTGTACGCAACAAACCTATCTATGGTGATTGAGTCTGCAGAGCAGTAGAACCAACCGACCTCGTTGAACTGCTTGTTCAAAAACGCAAACACTTGAAACGCCTGGCCTTCGTTGAAGTCATCAAACACATACGACTTTACTGAACAAGGCAGCGGAGTGACGTTGCCTCCGTATGAATAAAAACCTTTCTTATCCATCCAAAACACGCCAGATGGTGCATTCACCGCACCATTAGGGCCAATCAGGCTAACGCCTTCATTGATTAGATTAAGACCAAAGGTCAAAGGTGGCCCAATAAACTGCAGGCTGTACAGCGCAACGTCAGTCCATATCAAAGTCTCTTGCCTAGCTCGCAAGCCACCTATGATCTCGCTGCCTGCAGAACATCTTAATGATCCTGCCGTATTCGTAGCTAATGGCTCAAACTCAGTGGCGTTTTCTTGATCAGAGAACGCAATCAACAGCGGGTCAATAGAGCCAGTTCGCGCAGTGCCTGCTGCATTGATAGGGTCAGCGCCAAGCACAAGAACGTGTCTGTCGATGTCTGAGACTATGACCTGCAGCCCCTTTGTGGGAACCAAGTTTGCGCCACTGATGCCTGACAAAGCGACGGCCCTGGTGCTAAGGCCATTTGTTTTGTCCCAGTAGTAGATGCTTCCTGCGCGAGGATTAGATATTAAGTCTTCACCAAAGTTATCCATTGACCACAAACGCAGCTGGTTTGCATCAGTCAAAGCAGAGGTTGAACCCCAAGAGCCAGAGCTCCAAGCACCAACACCCCAACCTGTGCCATCAACAAAGACATCTAGCCCGCTTGTTATCTGATATGTCCCTACAGTCGAGCTACCTCCATTACCACTGTCACTACTGTTTGCAGTAACTTCTGCACCGCTTGTGTCTTTTGCGACAATAGTAAACGTGCTTGTGCTTGGCACAGATGCGATTTGATATTCTTGGTTTAAGACTGCTGCAACAACATTCCCACCTAAACTTGCTGCATCAGAAAAAGTAACAAAGTCACCTTCTGCGGCACCGTGACCTGTGTCGGTGACAGTTATCGTGCTTGATCCATTGGTTGCAGCAAAGGTAACGTCGCCCGCACCCGTTGTGCTGCGTATTGGAGTGATGTCGTTGTAGCTTGCACCTTCTTGTATGTACAGTTTGAACCGTGTCCCAAGTCCCAAAAGCTTTGTACCATCAAGGTCAACCCAACCATGAAGCTTGCGGCCTGTGCCTTCGTATGATGACTGAATGTATTTCTGCCAACCGCCTATCTTCTCTGGCAAACCCTTACGAAACCGCACCAAGTTGCCATCAAACCAACCGCCTTCTGCAGTGTAGTCAGTGCCTTCTTTGTTGATGCCAGGGTTGAAGATAAACTTTTGCAAAGGCATTACTGATACTCCCCGGTACGAATCATCTCAGTCACCTCTACGGCACGATTGCCTACCTGTTGACTCCAGCGGCTGTCCATAAACTCGTCGGCTGCGATGTCAAACTGCTCACGAGACATGGCCTCAAGCGCCTTCACAAAACCACGCAGTCTTGTGAGGCCAAGGTTAAAAGAAATATCAATCATGGCGTCTTGTCGTACTTCATTAAGTGCAGCAAACCAAAAGTAATTATCTTCAAGTTCTTCTCGCACGCGCTTGATGTCATTGTTTAATAGGTACTCTATTTCATCGTCAGATAACCCAAGACCAGATTCAGCAATGTTGCGGCCAACACCAATAGTTTCATAGCCAGCAGAGCACATATAAACTTTAGACCGCACGCCTTCATGCAACTTGAGCATTTCAATTAGTTTTGTCATTACTTCTCCCTGCTCACGCCTC